TAGATAACACTGATGGATATGAGGGTGAAAAAGAACTCATGTCTAAATTTGGTTTAGATATTCAAGACGATGCAACCTTTACAGTTGCAAGAAGAAGATGGGAACAATTTGTTACTGTCGATAATAACCTAATTGAAACATCAAGACCAAATGAAGGTGACTTAATATATTGGGCAAAAGGAAAGAAACTTTTTGAGATTACGTTTGTAGATCACGATGACCCTTTTTATCAGGCTCAAAATCTACCTACATACAAACTCAAGTGTAAAACATTTGAGTATGCTTCAGAAGTTATTGATACTGGTATTGCAGAACTTGATAACATTGAGACAGATAATTCTCTGGATACAATGCAACATCAGATTACACTGGAACAAACAACTGCATTTAATCAGGGTATTAGACTTGAAGGTGCTGGTGAAGGTAGAATATTTGATTCATCTTCTATTGGTTACGATCAACCAGGCGCTGGTAGTTTTGATGCAAGTACACTTACATTTGACAATGCAGGGCCATTCATTATTACTGAGGATGAAACTCTAGATGGTGCTCTTGCAGTAGAAAATTCTGTAGAGGGTGCCGATGCGTCCTATATAGTACTAGAAACTTACGATATTGCAACGATTGATGAGAATTCACAGAATGAGGACTTTGAACTTGCAGATGATAATATATTAGACTTCACTGAATCTAATCCATTCGGTGATGCTGGGATGAAATAAACTATGATTGGACAATATTTTTATAATCAATCCACAAGAAATGTGGTAGTTGCATTTGGTACACTATTTAATCAAATCCAACTTACGAAAAAAGATAATAGTGGTAATGTAATTCAAACCATGAAAGTGCCTCTTGCGTATGGGCCTAAACAGAAGTGGTTATCTAGACTTACAGAAGATCCAAACCTTAATAAAAAGGTGGCAGTCACATTACCAAGAATTGGTTTTGAGATTTCTGGGATGACATACGACTCAACCAGAAAACTTAATAAAGTTATGAAGGTTAAAAAGGTTGCAGATGGAACTGATGCAGAACAAGTTAAATCTGGTTTTATGCCTGTTCCTTACAATATTAATTTTGAATTATATATACTGTCAAAGAATTCTGACGATGCACTTCAAATTGTAGAACAGATTCTTCCATACTTTCAACCAGAGTATACGGTAACAATGAGGGAAGTTCCAGAATTAGAAATAATTCGTGATGTTCCTATTGTGTTAAACAGTATTAATTATGAAGATGATTATGAAGGTGAATTTACAAGTAGAAGGAGTATTATCTACACTTTGTCTTTTACTGCAAAGTACTACTTGTACGGCCCAGTAACGTCTTCAAATGTTATTCGCTCTGTACAAGTTGATCAGTATGCAGACATGCCTGTTAATTCACCTAAGAGAGAACAAAGATATTCAGTTACTCCAACACCAAATTCAGTTGCAGCTACTGACTTTGACCCAGATGATGATAATTTTGGATTTAATGAAACAACAAGTTTCTTTGAAGATGCAAAAGAATATAATCCAGTAACGGGTCAAGATGAATAAATAGTAAAAAGAAATAAGGATAAAAGAAAATGCCAATTAGAAAACCAGTAGCTGGAGTAGGTTTCTTCCAAGGAGAAAGTGGAGCCAGAGGTGATACCACAAATGGTAAAGGTGATATTTTTCGTGTAAATGAATCAGTTCTAAACACTAGTGTGACTATTGCTGCTGGTGAAAATGCATCATGCGCTGGGCCTTTGACTGTATCTACATCTGGAACTGTTAACTTAACTGTTAATGGTGACTTGACAATTGTATAGGAGAGAGACATGGGTTCAACATTAACAGTAGATAATATCTTAGGTGCGACAGCAGCTTCAAGTGTGGTGATACCAAACCATGTTCTTCAGTTTGTATATAATACGCCCGCTTCTGGTCAAACAATGACAAATGTTACATCTCAAACCAGTATAACTCTAAACGCCTCAACTACAAGAGGAACAGCAACTTGTAGTGTTACTAGAAAAGATGCAAACTCTTTCTTTATAGTGAGAATTGGATTCACAGCAGCAAGAGCTTCAACTGCTGGGGAAATGAGATGTGGTTATAGAATTGGTTCTGGTTCTGATGTAGTAGCATATTTTAAAGATGGTACATCTTGGGAAAGATGTGACGGAGAATTTAAAGATACAACAACTGGTTCGGTAGGTGATGTCCTTTCGTTTCAATCAGTTTTGTCAACCACTGGTGGTGCAAATAGTTACGTTCGGCACGTTATGATGAGTGTTATGGAGGTTGCACAATGAGTACTTTATTCGTAAATAATCTAAACACTGCAAGTGGTACAACGATTACAGTTCCTACTGGTAAACAAATAATTGGAACTGACACTAATTCTATCAAAGCGCCTGGAATGGTTATTCAATCTGTACATTCAGATACGTCAACTTGGACTCCAAGAGCTACTACTACATCAACGTCTTATACTTCATCTGGTCATACATTAGCAATTACACCGAAATATAGTAATAGTATACTTCTTCATAGTTATCTTGTTTCAGCACATAACAATACTGCTGGTTCATATTCCTATGTTGTTCTTAATAAGTCTGGTGTTGGAAATTTAATGGATACAGAATCAGCAAATGGTGGTAAGCAAGCTTGGTCATGTCAAGGTATTACTAATATTAAAGATATAGCTGGAACTACAAATGCAATAACGTACACAATGCATTTTAGAGCTGGTTCCACTGGCACATCATATCTTGGTTGGTCTAGTAGTTTTTCTAATCAAAACTCTTGTAGTTGGTCTATAATAGAAATCGCACAGTAAGGAAATAGGACATGGCATCAACATTAAAAGTAAATACAATTCAACATACTGGTGGTACGTCTGCATTGACTATTGATAGTGCTGGAACAATAGACTTTCCTGTTAATACTAATATTACAATATTTGGATTGACTACGCAGACTGCTATTACTTCTACATCATTATCAACTTTAACTGGTTGGACAAAATTTAATAGTCAATCTGTACATGGGTTTAAACCATATGGTTCTACAATCAATGAAAGTAGTGGATATTTTACACCAGTTAAACTTGGTCTTTATAAACTTGAATTAGATTTGCATATCTTTCGTGGCAGTTCGCCTAGTGCAAGGTGGTTTCAAGCTGATTTAGAATTTACTCCAAACGGTGGAAGTGTAATTGCTGGTGACGTTTATGATAACGTACCATATAGTAATAATGATACAACTTATCACCTACTTCATAGACATAAATATTATAACTTTAATCATGCTAATGATAAGGTGCGTGTAAGGGTAGCTGCAAGCAATAATGTTACTATTAAAGCTTCTGGTGCTTCAGACTTTGATTCACAATTAGTGTTTAGGTGGGTTGCACCGCCAGTAGCGTAAAAAAAGAATTATAAATAACAGAAAGAATTTTATTAATTAGGAGAAAATAAAATGGCAACAACAGCTTCAGAAGCATTAAGTGAACTTGGAATTACTGAGTGGGTCTTGCGTGGCGAACCTACAAAGGAAGACGAGTTCAAAGAAATGTTCAGAAAAGTTACTGGTTCAGATTCAAGTGGTTCTGCAATTGAATCTTCTGACCCTTCAGAATGGGGTGTAACTTGGAAACAATTATCAGACAAAATGAAGGCAATGGATGATGCAGCACCTATGAATGAACTTCGTATACAACGAAATGCAAAATTAGCAGAGACAGATTTCTATGCTCTCTCTGATGTAACAATGTCAAGTGATATGGCAGATTATCGTGATGATCTTCGTGATTTGCCTGCATCTGCGAAACCAACTTTAACAGATGGTGTACTTGGTAACGTGACTTGGCCTACAAAACCGTAATTGTATGAAATGTCAAATCAAACTGATATTCTAGATAATGTTCTTGGTATTACAGATGTTGTGGAAACAACTACTAAAAGTGTAACACCACCAAAACCTGTTCTTGTTCCTAAAACAGAAAACAATGAACAGGATATAGATAATGATTATAAATATCAACGAGAGAATTTTTACAATCTGATTGAAAGAGGACAAGATGCAATTGATGGTATTCTAGACCTCGCAAGAGAATCAGAACACCCTAGAAGCTATGAAGTTGCTGGGAATTTAATAAAACAGGTTGCAGACGTAACAGAAAAACTTGGTGATTTACAAGAGAAGATGAAGAAACTAAAAGAAGTTCCTAGTTCTGCACCAAAGAATGTAACGAATGCATTGTTTGTTGGTTCAACAGCTGAACTACAAAAGATGTTAAAAGGAAAAGAATAATGCCACTAACAAGAGCTAATAATGTTGGTGTAGCACTTGAAGGAATTGATGTTCCGACAGGTACAACTGCACAAAGAGAAGGTTCACCAGCACAAGGTGTACTAAGATTTAACACAACCGACACTGCATTTGAAGGTTACAACGGTGGTAATTGGACATCTGTAGGTGGTGGTGCAACTGGTGGTGGTTCTGATGCAGTTTTTTATCTAAATGACCAGACGGTAACTACAGACTTTACAATTGCGGCAAATCAGAATGCTGTAAGTGCAGGCGAGATTACAATCGCTAATGGAATTACAGTTACAATCTCTGGCGAACTTTCGGTGGTATAGATATGAGTAAACTTACAGTCACAACAATAGCTGGTGTAACATCTGGTGCAGATGCAAACAAAGTCAAGATTGAATCTGGACACACTCTTGAATCTGAAAATGTTACAGTTAGTGGCACTTCTACATTTGAAAAAAGTATAAGTGTTGGAACTACTACTAATCTTATTTCAAACGGTGATTTTACTACTAACACTACTGGTTGGACTGCAACTGGTTCAGCTATTGCGATTAGTTCTGGAGCACTTCAACTAACACCCAACAGTGGTGTTAACGGTTTTGCAAACCAACAAGTAGATAATCTTGTCGTTGGTAGAAGTTATATTGCATCTGTTGTTGTCACACAAGATGCTGGTGCATTATCTAGATTGTACATAGGTACATCTGCAAACGGAAATCAAACTGTTAATAGTGTAAACTTAGGTACTGGTACTCATTCTTTTACTTTTGTTGCAACAGCAACTACTCATCACTTTGCACTTGTTGTCGGTGGTGGTACTGGACAAGTTACAAAATTTGATGATGCTAGACTTACTGAAGCAAGTAGAATTATTTTTCCATCGGTAACTGGTATTGCTCCAGAAATAAAACAAGGTACTACAGTTAATGATTTAGCTCTTGCTACTAATCAAGTCAATAGAATAAACATAGATGCAAATGGTCATGTAACCATGCCTACGCAACCAGCATTTTTAGCTAGACTTACTTCTGCTCAAGATAATGTTGCAGTCAATAGTACTTATAATATTGCTTTTAATGCTGAAGTTTTTGACCAAAACTCAGATTATAATACATCTAATTATACGTTTACTGCGCCTGTGACTGGCAAGTATATGATAGGGTGTAATCTCAATTATGCAAATTGGGATAGTGCTTTCAACTACGTCTGGTTTCAATTTAATACTTCTAATGCTCTTTATTATATTGATTTAAAACCTGGCGATGTACTGGCAGATGATGGTTATTTTGGACAAAATGGGTCGTTACTTTGTGATATGGATGCTGGTGACACAGCAACGGTTCAAATTTCACCTAATTCTGGGTCTGCACAGATGGATATTATTACTTCTAATTCATCACAATTTTATGGTTACTTAGTAGCCTAGTCATGCTGAAATAAGCAATCTTAAAGGAGATAAAAATGGCAAATCATACTATAACAATTACACTAACAGATGTACAACAACAAATACTATCTAACGACTTGTATAATGATTCAGACAATGATGGTCTAGATTCATGGGTTCAAGGTGCAATGGATGGTAAAATTAATAACTGTTGGAAACGTATGCAAAATGAATGGACAACAAGGTTAATGAATGATGAATCTTTCAATGACCCAATTCCATCAAACCAAGCAGACTTTGTAAAGCTCGTACTTTCTAGAAGTGATTACAAGAATCGTAAAGCAAGAGATGATGCTAATACGTTATCATAAATAGTTATAACAAGGAACAATTAAATGTCATCCAAGATTAAAGTAGATACAATTGAAAATGTTGCTGGTTCTGGAAATGTAAGTCTGGGGTCTGGACACAATCTTGTGGTGCCTGGCAATATTACTGGACAAGGTACACTTGGTGTTACTGGTGCAACAACTATGAGTGGTGCGTTGACTATTAATACAGCATCAAATGGCCTTCCTTCTATAAGCCTTCAGCACTCAAACTCAGGAGCTGACAACTTTCAATTATTATCAGGAACGCCAGGAGTTGCTAATAGTGGGTTTTCTATTAGAGATATTGATGCGGCTGTCAATAGACTTGTTATAAACTCAGCAGGCAATATCGGAATTGGAACTTCGGCACCTTTACGTCAACTTCATATAAATAACACTAGTGCTAATTCAGAGATTGCATTTACTGCCGCTACTAACGGTGTTTCTTCTATACTTTTTGGTGATGGTTTAACTGGTACAGATGTTTATCGTGGATACGTCCAGTATAACCATACTAATGAGAATATGTTATTTGGTATTGCTGCAACTCAGTTACTTTCAATTAACCATGCTGCAAACACTTTTGGTTTGGATTTTATTACTCATTCCGCTCCTTATGGGATGAGAGTAAGGGCAAATGGTTCTTACAGTCACCAAGAAGGAATATACCTAGCAAACCATGCTAATACTTTAAGATGGAAAGCCAACATGGATGGCTCTTCAAATCAATCAGGAGCAGCTAGTGCAACAGCTTTTAATGCAACTTCAGATTATCGTCTTAAAGAAAATATAGAAGACTTAACGGATGGAATAACAAAAGTTAAACAACTACAGCCTAGAAAGTTTAACTGGATTTCTGATAAAACAAACACATTGGAAGACGGATTTATTGCACACGAAGTTGCAACTGTTGTTCCGTCAGTAGTTAAAGGTTCTAAAGATGGGGTTGTAGTATGGCAAAAGGGTGAAGAGTTACCTGACGGTGTTTCATTAGGTGATAATAAACTAGATGATGATGGTAACACAATTCCAGAATACCAAGGTATAGAGTATGGAAAACTAGTACCATTGCTCACTACTGCACTGCAAGAAGCAATAGCAAAGATAGAAACATTAGAAACTAAAGTAGCGGCACTAGAAGGATAATAATATGTCAAAAGTAAGAGTAGATGAACTTGCAACAAGAACTGGTTCTGGTAATATTACTGTAAGTAATAATATTGCTGGTGCTGGAACAATTAGTGGAACAAACATCGCTGCAAGTGGAACACTTAGTGGTGCAACCCTATCTACAAGTGGAACATTCACATCAACTGGATTAATTACTGCAAGTGCTGGTGTCGCAGTTGGTGGAACTGGTGCAGCTAATACCTTGGATGATTATGAAGAAGGCGCATGGGTGCCGACTATAAAAAATGAGACTGACACTAATTTAAGTGTGGGGTATGTATCAGCATATACGCATGGTAGATATGTAAAACTTGGGCCTGTAGTGCAGTTCCAAATGACAGTTAATTTAAGTTCTGTAAGTGGTGGTAGTAGCAGTCAACATTTAATTTGTAATAATATGCCCTTTGCAGCTAAAACATATCAAACAAACTCTAATGGTGGATGTTTAGTTTGCTATACTTCAAACGTAGGAACAGATATGTATTTAGGTTTGATGCTTGGGGGTTCTGCTAATTTGAGATTTTATAGAGACCATTCTGGAAATACCTTTAAAACAAATGGATTAGCATCAAATACTTGGTTTCAAGCATTTGGTCAATACGAAACAGCATCATAAATAACTTTATACCTCTAGTGGATACTAGGGGCGGACAGAAGGAGAAAAATAATGGCGATTACAAAACGTACAGAACAAGATAAGATTGAAGTAGTCGGCGTGCATAAGCACATTCAGATTAGAACTGCTACTATCATTGAAGAAGACGGTGCAGAAATTTCAAGAAATTACTCACGCCACATTGTATCACCAGACTCAGATTCATCTGCTGAAAGTGCAGATGTAAAAGCGATGGTTGCACAGTTTCATACTGATGCAGTCAAAACTGCTTATGCAAAACATCTAAAGGACTTAGAGGACTCAGCGTCAGAGTAATAAATATCTGAATGTCAAATTATGAGCACTATCTTGGAAACCCATTACTAAAAAAATCTAATGTTCCAGTAAACTGGACAAAAGATAATATTTTAGAATACCAGAAGTGTATGGAAAACCCCATATACTTTATTAAAAATTACATAAAAATTGTATCTCTTGATGAAGGACTTGTTCCTTTTGAAATGTATGACTTTCAAGAAGATATCGTAGATACAATTCATAATGATAGATTCACAATATGTAAGATGCCACGACAGTCTGGTAAATCC